TGTTGGGAATGAAGTGCAATTAGATACCGATATTATTATTCTACCAAACACTAATCCAAGATACCCATTAACTCAAGCATATGTTGTGCATTTGCAGGGTATTATTGATAGGATATTTAGAGAAGGCGATTCTTTAATCCCTATGGAATTAAAAACAGGTAAATGGAAGGATTCAAAAATATCCTCTATGAGGGCTGAAATGGCTTTCTATGCTTTACTATTAGAGAATGTTGGGCAAGATGAATATGAAAAACATAATCTACCATATTTACCTATTACACATTGGGGTTGGTATTATCCCGCCGCAAATCACATTACAGTAGAAGAAAGAAAGAAAGCATCTACTACATCGGTAAAGAAGGCTATTGCTAAATTATTATATAATTATGAACATAATATGCCCGATAATTTTTCCCCGTCTTTCTTTCATAAAAAGTGCTTACCACATTGTAGTTTTAATACAATATGCCCTGCGGCAGTAAGAGATGAATTAAATGGAGATTGGTTTTAATGGATATAAAAGAACAAATAACAAATATGATAATTGAAAAAGAATGGGGCTTTGCTGAGTTATTGCAACTTAATGAGGTTAGTGAAAAAATGGCTGATGGTCTTTTTAATACCTTACCCCCTCAAGATATAATTAATTTAATATGGGATTGGGAAATAGAACCTGAGAAAACCTTTGGTTCATTATATAGAGAAGTGGCTATATCATGCTTAGTTAAACAGGTGAAAAAACAATTTCAAACTCACTTTGAAGCGGCAAAGGTTTCCTTCGGTGAAACCCCTAAACCGAAACCCGTTCAAGTTAAAGCGGAAAAACCATCTTCATTAAAAACACCAAAAGAAACAGTTAAAAAAACATCTACAACCAAAAAAACATCTAAGAAAACTAATGATGGAATTAGAGCAATTAAGGGCGTTGAAAGACTATGAAGTTTCCTAGAGAAGTGTGGTGGGGAAGCCACTTGCAGGGTAAGGGGTCTTTGCCCCGTCAAATTGTTTATACAAAGGATGAGTATGTTAAGTTTATAGAGATGAATAATAATAAAGTTAATTGTTATACTTCTGTATATGATTACAAACACTTCGGTTCTTCACAAGCAGTAGTTTCTTCTGTAATATTAGATAGATTGTTTTTAGATTTTGATTCACATACCAAACCACTTGAGGATTCCTTTACTGATTTCAAAATAGTAGCCAACAAACTACTACATGAAAATTATATATTTGATATGGCTTTTAGTGGAAATGGATTTCATATTTTTGTGTATGGAGAACAGACCGATACGATGAGAAATATTAGACAGTTTTTCAATAAACTAAATACCTTAACCATTATGGGAACATTGGATAATCGTGTAATTGATGCTAGAAGATTAAGAAGAATCCCCAATACTGTTAATATGAAAACAAATGATTGTCTTTACTGTGTACCCCTAGAAAAGGATTGTTTAGAAAAACCCCTCTCAAATATCCTTTCTTTGGCACAAACACCCCTCTTTAACCCCCCTATTAGGTATGGGAATAGGAAGGTAGTGTTCCCCAAAGCCCCTTCTTTTGAAGCAACCCCTATCAATTTAGCCAATGTTGAAAAGGTAGGGAAAATACCCCTAATCCCTTGTTTGGCTAATAGTATTATGATTGAAAATCCGACTCACACTACTCGCTATTATCTTGTTTCATGGTATAGGACAGTTTTAGCCAATACTTTTGGTGTAAGCGTTAAAATATATGATGAAGAAATACATAGGTATATACTAGAAGCGGTAATGGAAGAAATTAAAGTGATAGCGGCTAAGGATGGTGTATGGTTGGATTGGAACGAGAATATAACAAGAAACCATGCTTGGTTTACCATTAGCAATCAAGGGGGCTATGTTGCTCCTTCTTGTAGCAAACTAATTAGTGAAGATTATTGCGTAGGCAAGTGTTGGCGTTATCCGTCTTTGGAGGACATTGAATGAAACTTTTTATTGATAGTAGGGAAAAATCCCTTTTGACCGAGTGTATTATTGCTAAGGTTAAAAAGAATCTAATACAATATGAGAAAGTATGGATGGAAGTGGGGGATTATGTGATAGGGGATGTTTGTTTTGAAGCAAAATCAGTAGAGGATTTCATACAGTCAGTTTTGAATAGAAGGATTTGGGTTCAATTGAGTAATATGGAAGAACATTTTAATAAAAACTTTGTCATTATTCATGGTAGTCTTGAGAAGGCACTAAAGGCTACTAAATATATGGGCGGCGATACGGCAAGGAATAAGGTGCGTTTTTCTAACGCCTTCAAAGGAGGGATAGGAAGAATTAGATTAGATTATAATGCCGAAGTAATATTATGTAGAACCCCCCAAGAAGCGGCAGACCACTTAGTAACTTTGGCTAAAATGATACCTGTTGAAAGGAAGATAATAGACCCCCGCCTACTAAAAAGGGTAGCCACGATTGATGTTAGATTAGATGCTCTAATGACCGTGAAAGGGGTAAGTAAAGTAAAGGCTGAACAACTTTTAGAGAAGTTTGGTTGTATAATAGAAATAGCCAATTCTACTATTGATGAATTAACAATAATAGAAGGCATAGGGAGAGTAATTGCCTCAAGGATAATTACTGTATTTAATTCAAACAAGAAGGTGAAACAATGACAGATGATGATAATACTGAATGGGGCGAATATGATGATTCTAAGGATTGGGATGAATTAGAGAACCCCTCAAATGGATATGAAATAGAAGATGAAAATAAAAGAGAAAAAGAAAGAGCCGATGCTGAAAATGAACGCATTAATGAAAAGAAAAGAGAAAAGAAAAGAAAAAAAGATGAACATGAGCGTAATGTAGAAAAAGATGAACATGAGCGTAGTATAGAAAATGAGCGTAATTTAGAAAAGGATGTTACCCATAAGGAAATTGAAATAGAAAAACTCCCTGCACTTATAGAACAATGGGCAGACGATTTTAATTTGGTATCTAAAGAAAATAGGTATGCTTCTATTTTGGCCTATTTCAATATACTTGGGCAAGCATTAAAGGATGATGTTACTATTCCCTTCGGAAACACCGTTGAAGATTCAAGGGTTCATGTTTGTTGGATTCAAACTGCAAGAACGGGCAAATCAGTTTTGAACGATTTTTATGCTGAAATATGTAACAAACTCTTTTCTTATATGAATGCTACATATAACCTTAACTACACTATCTTTGACACATTAGATATTACTGATTCTGCTATGGTGGGCAATCATGTTATGGTAGATAATCCCCTTTATGATAGACACGATGAAAACAACGATGAATTGCAACAAGTATCACAACAAATAGATGGTGCTTTGGTTGGGAGTGGATTAATCCTTTTTGATGAGTTTGAATCTAGTGGTATCTTTAGCCAAAGGGCACATAAAGAAAATGTGGTAGTATATTTTCAAAAGTTAATGAATACTCTTTCAACAGATGGTTATATTATCAAAAAGAGATTAGCGGGTAGTGATGAAATTATTTGCGATTGTCAGCGTTCTGTGTGGGGCACAAGTTATGTTCCCGAAAAATTAACTTATGTTATTGCACAAAAGGGAGTATTACAAAGGATGTTTATGTTTGTGAGAGAAGTACCCAAACACATTAAAGATAAAATGATAGTAGAATTAATTGAAACTTTAGGAACTAGGGAAGTTAGAAAGAAACCGATTAAAAGATACGCTCAGGCATTAATGGAACTTGTTAAGATGGTTAAGGAAGCCAATGCTACATTAGCACCAAATGAAGAATTAATAACCTTTGATTCTAACATTATAGACACTATTAAAATGGAATATAAGGGGATGGTTAATGAAATACACGACCTACCACCTAAGATACAGGCAACGGTATCGTTGTTTGAAACCAATTATTTGATATACATAGTTAAAATGTCCGTTTTGTGTGCTATAACTGAAAGTTATGGTAGAGAAACAGATGAAAAATTTGTAGTTTTTCCTAGAAATGTTCGCCAAGCATCGGTTATTGTGCGACAAGGTTATACGAGTCTTGCATCGTGGCTTCAATCAGCCATAAGGGTAAAGACGCTTACTCTCGCCGAGGACAAAGCGGCAATAAAATACATTAGTGCTTATGAAGCCATTAGTAAAGATGAAGAAGGGTGGGCATTAAAAACCGAGTTAAAAAAGAAATTACAGGATGAATATTCAGTAGGCAAAAACGCCTTTTACGGACAATACCCAAAAATAAAACATATATTTGAGGAAAAGAAAAAGGGGAAAACGATATACCTTAAACTCAAGGAGGAAGATAAATGAAAGCAACATTTGAAAACGATTATATTATATTTGATGTAACTAAAGGGCCGAAAGCAATTATAGAAATACTTAATTCTAAAGGAGAAGATGGGTGGTATCCTGTTACGAGTATTAATGTAGCAGGTTCTCAATTGGTATTCTTTTTAGTAAGGCCAACCTATGAAGTGCCCGATACTTCAAGTGAAGAAGAACATGTATTAAGTAAATTATGGGGAAACAAAAATGAGTAATGTGTTAGCATTGGATATAGAAACCAAGAACCTTTCTACTGAAATAGGGGGGTGGAGTAATACTCATATGTTTTTAGTTTCAACAGTAGCAACATGGGATGGTAATATTGGTAAAATATATGTTGAAAAGGATATTCAAAACCATCTTGTAGCGAAATCCAATGTGCAAATACTCCCCCTGCGTCAATTAAAGTATGACTTAGATGAAGCGTTAGAAAAGAATGTTAAATTGTTGGGTCATAATATAGCGTCATTTGATTTACCTGTTCTTAAAAACTCATTAGATATTTATTGCATAAAGGGCTTCTTAAATAAAAAGCAGTATATTGATACAAGTAGAGAAATGACTAAACAACACGGAGAGAGATTTACTCTACAAAACTTAGTAGATAATACATTAGGAGAATCCAAATCATTAGAAAGTGCGTTAGCACCTTCATTATGGAAAGCGGGTAATTATCAAGAAGTAGTAGATTATTGCTTAAAAGATTGTGAATTGGTTTATGATTTGTGGAAACACGGGCAAGGTAAAACGATAAAGGGCTTTAGTATAGAAGAAGAAAAAGTAAAAACAATGGAGGTTGAATGGTGATGAATACGGCAGAAATTTTTGGATGGCTATTATTTATGATTGTGATAACATTATTATTTTTTGCGGCCTTTGGCACATCAAATATTAATGAAACAACAATTGAAGAATATATGGATAATCTAATTACTGACATTCGCAAAGATGAAGGTAGACAATAATGGGATTAAGATATACTTGCCCCCATTGTAGGGCAAGGACAATTCCTAAAAGGATTATTGGTTTATACATAGGGTCAAAAGATAACATTAAACTATGGGAATGTAGAGATTGTTTTGGTATATGGTCGGATAAACACGACTAATACCTTCGGGTCGGATAACTCACTTAACGGTGGGCTATTCGGCCCTCCTTTTTTTAATTTTAATTTAGGGCAATTAAATTCCAAGTAGTAGAACTTGAGCAAATCAATTTATATGTTGTACCGGCAACTAAAGACATTGGGCTTCCGCCCGAAAATAAGGTTGCATCTAAATGGTTTTTAACTGTAATTCCAGCATCAGCATCAAGCACAACATCATCTACTGCCCCTGCATTTGAAACGCATATTATAGTATAATTCCTCCCCACATCTTCTGCGGCGGAAGTAACTGTTGGTATTGTTAATGTTACACTATTAGGAGGGGCAGGGGGGATAGAAGGGGATGAACCCACTTTTATGAAATGGTCGTCTAATCTATCAATAGTATAATTTATTGGGCCAGCCGTACCTAATTGTTCAGCATATCCTTTAACGGAAGCCCCCTGCTTAATCGCCCCATCTGCAATTACTGTTGCTCCTGTTGTCCCTGCTCCCGAAACATGAAGTGGTGCTTGAGGTGATGATTGACCCATACCTACGGCATCTAAACCTCCATCTACAAATAAAGCATGGGTTTCATTATCTGTTTCAATTCTGAAATTCATATCCTTAGAGCCATCATTAACCACCACTCCCTCAGAGCCACTTATTCTTACTACTTCGGTGCTATCCGTACCGCCCCTTGTTACTAAAAATAAAATACGGCCATCTTCTGTCCCTGCCGTTTCATCTTGAGCATCAGCATATATACTAGCGTAGATATGGCTATTACCGCCACTATCTTTTGCCTTCCATTTAATATGCCCAATATCTTGTGATTGAGCCCCTGCTCCCGACCTTAAGAATAGAATTTCGGGCTCGGTAAGGGCCGTTCCTGTATTTTCAATAGTTATTGTTGGTTCTCCTCCAAGTGCTCCTTCTAAATGTAACATTGATGTAGGAGAGGTTGTGTTTATACCAACATTTGAATCAAAAGAAACGCCACTTGCACTTCCCGTTATAGACCCTCCTTCGGTATAAGCACCCCCTACATCATAACCTAAACTAACGACATTAGTAGTTTTATCAGTAGTTAAGTATTGCACTTTCAAAGCACCAAACCCTCCACTATCATAAGTTAATACTGCTATTATCGTATCGCCAGCCGTTAAATCAGCAACCCTATCTACCGCACTTGGGGCTCTAATAGCAATAGCATTAGCAGAATCAACCACTAACAAATGGTATGAATTACTTGTTAAGAAAAAGGCCGATGATGTAAATGTATGTGTGCCTGTCGTAGTAATAAACTCCCCATCCCTATAAATTGAACCGTTAAGCACCGTTACTACATTACCCGTTGAAGCCTGTTCAATATCAAAATCAGTAGCAGAACCCTTAACTGCGTAATTACCCCTGCCCATTTGACTTAAACATTTAAGTAATCCTGTATGGGGGTAATCAGTACCATCTATTATCTGCCCAATCGTAATATCCGCACTTGTACTAGTGGCGAAATAATTAGGGTTTGTTTCTGTTGAAACCATATTACTCCACCTCCAAAGTTAAGAAAAACTCTATCGTATCGGATGAAGAAAATGGCCCTATACCATCAAAATTAAACCTCGCCATCAAATCCGACCCATCATAAAAACCACATTCTCTAAGCGTTTTGCCCGTTATGTTAGACCCTGCTACTGATAATTTTATATCCATTACATTACCCCCTGCAACCTCCGAAACACTAATACTACTATTGGCCGCTAATAACGGCACATCTAACTCAGTAGCAGTAGGGTTAGAGGCATTACCTCCCGCCCCCACATTACCACCATCAAAGGCCGTTTTCAAATACGCAATTACATCTTCTCTCAGTTTATCCATTATCATAATATTTCCTCCACCAATTCAGTAATAATAATCCCATCCCCTATCCCCAATGGCGTACTGCCCGTATTTAAGGTATCTGTAAAACCTAAAGTCATACCAGCCACGCTACCTATACTCCTAACGGTTAATTTGAGAGGGTTGATTTTCATAAACTCAATAGCCGATGATGATGTGAAGGGTTCTTCATAGGCCGCCGACCTTAATTTAGAGAAAACGCTATTATTCTGCGTTAATAATTCACTAAACCTATCTTCAAGCCCTTTACTATATTTACCCAATTGTAGTTTCATAAACCCGTCAATAAAGTGTTCTACCTGCATAACTACATATCTTTCTAATTCAATATTTTCCTTACGCAATTCAACATTAATAATATCACCTGCTCTCAAATGATAAATACTATTTGACGATACTTCTATTGTTAATTTGGTATTAGTTTTAGAATGTTGTTTTAATAATTCACTTGCCCTTTTTTCTACATCTACTTGAGTTATCAAATGTTCTTCATCGGCCTTTAGGCTTTTTCGCCCAATCTTTTTAATGCTTCTAAAGTCTGCTCTAGTGGATTTGTGGTGTTTACCATATACTGTTATTTCATTATATACATCAAACATACTTTGCACTTTACCTATTTCTTTTATTTTGATGTTATTGTCAGTATCGGAAATAGTAATGTTTGTTTCTACTAAACCTCCTACTTTATCCCTAACAGTAAATTGGTCGTTTTCAAATGTTATAACTCTATCCTTTTCTTCCAATAAATTATAAACTACATTGAATAAATCTTGCCCTTTAATATCCTTACTTGAGAAGCGAGAATATACCAAATCTTGACTTGTAAAAGTAATATCATTTTCTTCAAATAGGTGGTTTACTAAATCTTCATTTTCAAAACATACATTAACGCTTGTTCCTATAACCGCCCTATCAAATGCGCCACCGTCAACCTTTCCTGTTTTAATAACAATGGGTTCTGCAACTGATACTATGCCCATTAGAGTTTTAGTGTTCCCTAATGTCAAAGAAGCCCCTGTATAAAGATATTTACTTCCATCCCAAATACTCCCGTTATATTTTGTGCTTACTGTGGTTTTTATATTATTTACTCCATCGGAGAATACCATTGTGTAATCTATGGGGTCTAAAACTCCACTCCCTTCTCCTTCATAGGAACTAACAGTATCTTCAACTTTTCTAATTACTATATCTTCCGAAGTGGCTTGTTTATCAGTATCTACCATAACATACATTGAAAGTGCGGCTTCATTACCCCCTGTGTTTGGTTTGGTGGCTGAGTATTCAGTAGTAGCAGAAGTATCTTGTATTGAGAAATCCCCTATTTTACCATAACAGGTATTTTCATATGCTTTTTTAGTGTAAGCACTTGAAAGAGTATTTAGTTTAATTGTTTTAGGTGTAAAATCATACATACAAACAGGGTTAGGTTGCATTACCCTATAACAGGGGAATGGGCTACTAACTATTCCACTATCAAATATAGATTTATCAGTAACTATGGTATGATAAATTGTATCGCTATCTCCTTGTGTAGTGTCTATTTCATGAGAAATAACATAGGCTACGGTAGTGGGTATAACATTATCTAATCCCTTTGGGCTAGAGGGAGTGTAGTTTGTCCTCAAATCAGCATCATCATTAACTTCTGCCCCATAAACAGCATTACTATTGTAAATAACACCCTGTTCGCTAACTAAATAACACCCTGTTAAATCTTGAACATGGTTTAACCAAGCATTATATTGCCCTGCGGAAATTACATGTTTATGTAATTTATTGCTATCAAGAGCCGCCGTTACCCCACCATTTGTAGTTTTAGTAGCCGCCCCCCTTATTTCAGTATGAGTAATGGTAGAAGTTACCATTTCTAATCTTGGCTTAAACACCATTATCCCACCATCAGCGTCATAAGGCGTACTATTATTTGTTGCGCTTGTAGCAGTTAAATCTTTATTTGTTGCAAACCCTTGTACATTAGATACCCAATCGTTACCTTCTAAAGTAACAAACTCAGGCTTACCTGCTCCCATATCCCTTCTCCACCATCTATTCAATACCGGCGAAACCGACCCTGCATCTAATTTAGTATTTCCACCATCTTCAATAGAATATCTATCTAAAAATAGAGCCAAGCATTTTTTATAACACCTATGGGTGCTAACTTCGGTTTCCACCCCACTACTATTATCTACTACATTCCCTCCATCAAAGTTTTGCATCAATATAGAAGGGTGGTTTAGTAGCGTAGAAATACGCCTAGTATCACCCTGACTATCAAATAGGGTTGTGCCTGTCCCATTATCTACACAAGAAAAGGGGAGAGCCATATCCATTTTATCTAAATTAGAGGCATGTATAATAGCACCATACTCAATACCAAAGGAATCGTTAGTCAAATGACTACCATACTCCGAAACCTCCATCCCAAAAACTGTGCCTTTCAACAAATTAATATCTTCTTCAAACTTAACAAATGTATCTTTAGAACCATGCCCATGTAAAGTAGAATCTAAACCTACATACACATAGATTTTTGACCCACTAGCAGGTAATCCACCTTCATTGGTGTTAATTATTGTAGCCTGTAATGTAATCTCATTTCCTAAAAGAGGAGGGAGTGGTGGTGGTGGAGGCGGCGGTGGTGTTGGTTGTGTGCTATTATACAACCCCAATTTAACACCATTAACATCCACTAAAATATCCCCCGTAGTAAAAGCATGGAGAGAGGTAGAAACATCCTCATTACAAACTAATGAAGTACCACTTGTACTAACAGAATCAATAGTTAGCCCTGTATCAGCAAAGTTATTTACAACATAATTTGAAGCCTCCGCAGGTATGGTTCTATCTTTAGCAGGGGGGTTCTCGCAATCAACATTGTTGAAGTGAAAATCAAAGGTTAATTCGGTTAATCGCATTAACCCAAATCTTTTAGTGGTTGATAAATCTCTATCATAAGAAAGTATAGGAACGGTTTCAACATCAGTATCTTCTAATCTTACTCTCTTACCTTTACCTTTATGGTGTGAATGAGTATTACCCCCATCTTCACTATTACTATTATTTAATAACATTATATTATAATCCGTTAAAACCCTCTCTTGATTCATCAAACTATCTTTTCTTTGTGAAGAATAAGGGGTAATGTCAGTATTACCAAATAAAAACAACCTACCTGTTTTGGGGTCGGGTTGTTCTAAAATATCCACTACAATATCATTGGGGTTTAATGACATATCGGTAATGTCCTTATACAAAAGAGGGTTGTCATCACTTGAATTAAATATCGTTTTACTGAAAAAGTTAGACCCCCGAACAGGCTTCCAACCCCTTTCTTCCATCGGCAAATAGGGGATAGACGATGATGTTTTACCATAATGTGTTATATTATTAGCAGTAGTAACCGTACCATTATAGGCGGGATTGTATTTATATCCCTGTGCATAATAAGCACTCAACGAGGGTTTATCGTGGTAGTATTGTATAGAATCGGTGTTGAAGTTATCCGACCTTTTCAGTTTAGAATAACTGAATCCTCCCCTTTCAACATTGAATATTCTAAAGTAAGATGAACCAAAATTACTACTATGTGTCCCGCTTAAGTTAGGGGTAGAATAATCCATCACACACGGCACGAAATGAGAACCCGAAGCACCATTCCAATCTACATCTAAAAATTGGGGATATAATAGAGCAACAGTTTTACCCCCATGAAGGTGTTCACCATTAGTTAAATATAAATCGTGGGTATATTTACTATCAGCCGCCAAAATATAAACTGATACATTAATAGCATGGGCAGAAGTACGGTCAAGATATACAAAGGTTGAAACACCATTCCAATAGCGGTATTGCACAACACCTGCAAATATCTTATTACCGTTTGAAGGGAAGGTTTCATCAATATATACTGAATCCCCATCAGCAATACTACCCATTACATTAGAAGATATAGTAACTAGTCGTGAAGTACCCACCAAAAGAGTAAAGCCCGTAGTATCAGTTAAGGTAATATCGTTAGTATTACTAACATTTTTATCCACCCTACCTAAAGTTAGTGGGATATATGGGGTTATTTCAATAGTGCCCCCCTTCTTACCACTACTTAAAGAAATGATTTCAAAATCCATTAAACTGTTTATAGTATCAAATGTTTCATATTGGGTTAAGTCGCTATTAGCATTAATTTTTGATAAAGAACATTGAAAAGAATTATCATTCTTAAGTTTCAAGGGGTATTGAATATGAAAACCATTAGCCTTTGCATTATCGCTATCAATTACTTTTTCGGGCAACCAATCAACCTTAAGCCCATCCGAATCAATAGTATTACCCCCTGTAAAAAAGACCCCCTTATTGGCCGCACCTGTTAAAGAAGTTACACTCTTATTAGCCAAATGGTTAGAAGATAGGGATTTATTAAAGGCGTAATCTTTAACATTTGTCCCGCTTGACGCATACAAAGTTTCGGTAGTTTCACACTCAGCCAAAGCCCCCGAATTGAGCCTAATGTAATTATCGCCACTTCCATCCGTAGCGCATAGGTTCACCTCCCCTATATAGGCCATATTGCTATTAAAAATTAAATCCCCCTCTACTATTTCTGTAAGAATTGGGGTGGCGACCCCTAAAGAATTAAGAATAGTCTGTGAAGTGCCTGTAAAATAAATAAACCATTCACCAAAGTCTAACTTAGTGCTAATCGCCCCCGTAATCGCCCCACACTTATGCAATATACCCCTACTTGAATAAACCATATCTTCCGAAAAGAGAGTATCTTTAACAATAGAAGGGGATATTAATTTAGAAAACTCATCCCTACCTGTAACATTGAAATACATTTGCTCATGTTCAATGTATGATTCTATTTCATCTATTGACCCACTAAAGCGTTCTATTTCAATAGTATAGTTTTGATTAGCATAATTCAATGATGACTCATGGGTAGAAGAAGGGCGATACAAAGAATTAGATACATCTTTTAACCTTAGACATTTATGTAGGGCATCACCGTATAATACTTGATACTCTTTAATATCAAAGTTTTCCCCTCCTATTAATACAAAGTTATTATATAATCTACTTTCTCTCAAAGAAGTTAAAGTAACACCATTGTATAATACTGTTAAAACACTATCATCAATAGGGTGGGAAGGGAATGAAGAAGGATATGTAATTGTAGTATCTATTTTATAATTAGTTAAAAGGGTCTGTGTAATTGGCGACCATACTTTTCTTGAAACAGTAGCATCATCAACAAAAGAAGGAGCACCCGCAGTAAATACACTATCGGTTTGTAATCTATAAAAAGAATAAAAGGTTAATATTTGTGTTCCAGCCGAAGGAGCACCAATGGTATCAATTACTCCAATTATCAATCCCACCTTAATTTCATCACCCTGCCCCAATACTACTCTCAAATCATAATTTTGATTAGCCGAAGTATTAATAGTGAAAGTGTAATTACCTGCACTCTCCGAAGTATATGTTGCATCTAAATCAAAATAACCATTAAAAGCCCCATCGTAAGTTTGATTCCTAACTCTAAGTGCATCATTGTTATTTATTTTAGAAGCCAAAATCCTGTTAGAATCTAAATACTTAGCAGAAGATGAAGCACTTCTTAAACCAATTGACTGTGATACGCTACAATCAACAAGACCCGCCACTATATTAGCCTTAGTAGGAGAATAATCGTATCGCAAGTATCTATATGGCCCATTAAAAAACAATGCACTATAATCATCATTATATTCCCGCCTTGAATTAATAAACACTTGCCCATAATTTTCAAATACTGTTTCACTAAAAGTTATTGATGAAGAACCCAAAGGTATAAAAGTATTAGTTAAATTACTATCTCCACCTTCATTACTAACAGGGCGAGTTAATCTTGGGTCGTCTAAATCCCTTAAATTATCTTTAAGTTTAACCTTCATAGTATAGCGGCTTTTGTCAATAATATTATAACCATAATCTTCCTCTGTTATAAAAATAGAAGTTTCACCCATAGCAATTGAGGAAGTAGAGGTGGAATTGCCCCAAGCCAATTGGTATTTCTTATTGTGGTCTAATTCATCCTTTTTATCTAATCTATCATTATAATAATAAAATAGGGGTTTAGATACTATCATTTGTTCCCAATGTTCTTGTTCACCCGAAATAGCCAATAGGCCAGCAGTAATACAAACAATATCAGTTTTAGTTTTTAGTGGCCCTTTGAAAACATTAAACTTAGTGCCCTGTGGTATTTCCCCTCCTAACTTGGGGCTAAACTCTAACGCATCCCCCGTAGTATCTTCACTATTAATTGATGTTATTTTAGCAAAGTGGTGTTGTTTAGCATCATCAGCATAAATTAAAATAAAGTAATCATAAGTGGCGAAATCGCTAATATCGGAAGCCGACATTACTTCACCTCCATTAACAGAATGATTTTTAATTTTATACCCAACAGTAGTAGATTGATTTTCTAAATAAGTATTCCAAGCCCCGCTTGAAGGTAATGCTCTATCAAAGGAAGATACCGAACCATCATAATTATCCGAAATGTAGGCAAATATATAACAATCTGTGCTGAAAGAAGTGGCGTTATGTATTACAGGATTAGTAGGACAATTAAAATTAACATTGTGCCCTACATTACCAAAAGTAGTATTGGGCGAAAAGGAAGAAGGTTTTACTCCCTCTCTTAGAACATATAGGGCCATTAAACATCTACCTCCTCAAAGAGTAAATACAATAATAGATTATCATATCTTGGTGATAAAGTAAAGCGGGATTGAAAGTTTTTGGGTGTTATATTACTAACTGCCAATTCGTGAAACTCGCCCATGAATTGATTATTACTAACAGAAGTATTAGTGGCCTGTGTAACATTAGAACCATTAGCACCAATATACATATCCCCCCTACCAAAAGAAAAAGTATCGTTAATAGTATGGTTGCCCACCTTAACTCTCATGTTATTATAAAATATACTCATCTCCCTACTGTTTTGCTTAAAGGAACAGGAAATGGCGCAAAGCCCATCTAAATAAGTAGCCTCTTTATTAGAATGAGAATACAATACCTCACCTGTAATATCAAGAGGAATAGTGTCGCCCATAGTTATAGTAGTAATTGCACCAACATTAACAATAGAAAGAATATTACCGATAGAAACAAACCCACCATCATCAACAAACAATTCTTGATTAACAAAATACTTTGCCCCATAATCCGCCTCATTTGTGGTGAAAGATGTGCTCGCAACCCCCCCTGTTATCGTTGTGCCGTAGCCTCCCCCCACTTTTTGATACGCCCATTTGTTATCCTCAAACCCCCGTTCTTCTAAAGTGGAGTCATAGGGCACATTAACCGCATTGGCCTTAATGACCGTATCGCTCTCAACACTAACAGTAGAACCATTAATTGTAACACTAAACTTTATTTTGTATTCGGCGGGTTGGTTTTGAGTATGCGTAGCCGTGTTCACTAAATCTATTGTAGCGTTATCACTTTGAAAAACCCTCATAGTATAACCGCTTCTATTAGCCTTAGATAAATACTGCTCCATCTCTCTATTAGCAGGGCTTGATTCATCCGTATGAATTACAGGTAGGGTCTTATCCGAATCCAATACTGAACCCAAACTACTCCCTGTAACTTCTGTACCATAACCATTAACATCATAGGGGGTTAAGATTGAAGATATTGTGAATGACCCTGTATGCCCCCATATACCAAAATGCTCATCATTACTAACATCATCATCGTCTAAATAATCGGGTATATTATCAGCAAACGGTAGGTGAACATTAGCATTACACCCAACAGGAAATACCAAACACCGTTGTTTACCAATTAGAGTCTTATACACATTATCACCTACAAAGTCATGGCTACTTCAAACTCTAATGAAAACGGTATCTCCCTACTTTCCCCCGTTATAGGTGTACCAAAACTCCTAACAAAGCCACTTAAACCCTCATCCGTTGTAGCAGAAGGTATCTCATTAATCGGCATACACCAAGCATTATCTAATTCACCAGCATTTCCCCTTGCCGCAAAATTGAATGGTACTAAATCGGCACTTTTATCCGCATTCCTGTATTGATAATAACTATTTACTTTAGATTCATAAAGGAATATTAATTCATTCATATTTTGGTAGGGTTGTAAAGTAGTAGAATCAGTATAAGAATGTATTAACTGTGCTATTTCCACACTAGTCATTTCAATAGTCATATACTCAACATCAACACCATTAACAGTAGTGGTTTCTTTACTAGGGAATAAAGACACCCCACTAGCAACATTAAAATTACTGTTACTCATAGAATCAAAACTCCTTTTAATTATTTGGTCTACCAAGAAACCATTAACAGTAATAGTCTTTTGAGCCATACCTAAATTAAGAGCAATTGATTGTGATTCACCCGTTATTAAACCCGAAAGAGGGATTGGGATAGAAGGAACATTTTTAGAAGTATTAATATTAATATCAGTAACCTTTAACGCCACAGTATTTATTGTCATATCACCCTCAATGCTTGCACCTAATTTTAACCAAACATAGTGCTCTATTCCTTCTGCATCTTGAACCATTTGTATCACCTAAATATTGAAGCGGGGCTTGAAACCTTCCTTGTTATTTCCTTAGAAACTAAATTACCCAATTTCTGCGCCAATTTTTTAATATCAGCATCGGAAGAACCCATGTGCCCCTTTACATTAATTGAAATGTTATTGACGACAGACCCGCCAACCATTTTCTTACTTTCGGAATTACTATGTACTCTAGCACCCATAGGTAAATTAACTATTTCCGGCCCTTCTTCACCTACTAAAGCCATACCCCCCGTAGAAACACCACCGGAGGCAAACTTATCCCCCATCCAAGAGGGCTTGTTTTTACCCACATAATCCGAAAACTTATCCAAAGGCTTGAATATTTTATTTAATTCATTTACTGCCGCTATAATAAGTACGCCCGCTACTGCGGCTAACATAGCGGGCCAGCCCATTATAAGTAATACTACCACACCTATAACTTTAAGCAATTGTTTCGCATGGTTTTTCCAATCACCCTTTATCCCGTCAATCCACTTTCCTACTCTTACGACTGTTTCCGCAACAACTATACCTATTAATATCCATATCGTACCTAATACCCCCAACAACAACCCCAATAATACTCCTAAGAGCCCTCCCAAAATAAGTATCATTCCATCTACAATATCCATAAGGCTACCACCTTTAGTAAACCCCTTATATATTGATTTCAAACCATCCCAAACCATACTAATGCTAGACCAAATAAACCCACCAACCCACTTGAGCAACTCCCATACTACTTTGAATGCTTCTATAATCTGCGGCCCTAATGCCTTCCAAATTAATACTGCAAGTATTAGATATAGAGTTAAAGATAACATAAACATCATACTATGTTTAAGGAACTTAAGGCTCAGACCCACAATGCTTCTTAGCCCCCTCCCTGTTTTTCTAAAGAATATCTCAACAGGGCTTTTCAAAAAATCCTTCTTATCGGTTTGTTCTTCGGCGGATTCTCTATCTGCCCCATCATCTACCTTGCGTTGTATTTCTGCTTGGTATGCGTGTTCATCAGGGCGGAAATTAAACATAGCATTATATTTTTTAGCAATACCCTTTCTCTCCCCGAACTTACCTTCACCCAAACCAGCCATTGATTTCATGTGTTTAGCCCCCATCTTCAAAAAGGAAACTTTCTTACTATCATCTTCCCCCGAACCAAATATATTGTCTAATGCCTTAAAAGTAACCGCTAATTTATTAACTAATCTAAACATACCGGCGGGGAAGAACCCATACATTATTTTCCTTACGGTAGCCATTTTTGTGTCGGTAGAAGTTAAATGGTGAGCCATCTTACCCCAAATAGTAGTAAACTTTTTACTCTTATCTGTATTACTATCTATACTGTCATCTAATTTTTTCCTTGCTTCTATTTCTGCTTCTAATGCTTTAGTAGTTAGGTTGGTTATACCGGCACCATCCTCCATTACCTTCAACATCTTTTTTAATAATCTATTGGTTCTATGGGTTGAAGCATTTAGTTTACCTCTACTCTTGGTGGCTTTTGCATTGTTCTTCTCTACTGTTTCCTGCATTTTTATTATATGCCCTTGCGTTGTTATTAGTTTATTTCCCAATGCTAAGTAATTTTTTTGCATTTCAATTGTGCGCCCAAATGATTTATCTAATTGACTAAGAACAATATTCATTTGGCCCAAAACCTTAACTGCATCTGAGTCAGCCATTACTTCACCTTCTTACTAATCTTTTTCATTTCTTCGGCTTTCAATTCTTCAACCGCCCTGTGCATATATAGCAAATCCATCACCATACTTTGGGGCATTTGTAATATCTCCAATG